AGCTCAGTATCACAACTATCTGGAAGAATGGGTGTTGTTAGAGCTACAACAGCTGATTGGGTAGCTACAGCTTCTGAAGCATTAGGAACTAGTCTTAATGAAATGGGTAAAATGGCTGCTTTGCAAGAAGAACAAAAATATAAATCTAAATTTACAATAGATGCAATAAACTTTTTTAACAAAGCTAAAAATGACAATATGAAAAGCACTGAGGGTTTTTATAATGTTGTAGATAGTTATATTGAAACTACTGTTAAAAATGCTCCTTTTAGATTTAAGTCATATGCAGAACAATATTTATCAAGTTTAGCTGCAAGTAAAGGACAAGAAATACATAATAATGTTAGAGCAATAAATGAAAATGATAACATACTTTCATGGACAGAATCTAGTAATAAAAATGTAGATGATCTTATGCAAACTATTCGAGGTTTTACTGTTGAAAACTTTGATGAAAATATGGCAGCTTTAGAAGATAGATTTCGTGAAGAAGAAATAAACTTAACAAATCTTAGAGCATCTATAACAAATCCTAGCAGACTAGCAGCATTACCAAGTATAGAATCACATAATAGTTCTATACTTAAAAAATTAGAAACAGAAAAAATAACATTATATAGTAATGCAGAACTTTCAGCTGCACATACTAAAGACCAAGAAACTTTAATAGGTAAAGATTTAGATGGAGATGGAGTAATATCTCAAAAACTAGCAGATGGTACTACATATTTATCTAAAGCTATTAGCTCAGTAAATGGTGTATTGTCTGCATATCAAAACGATAGAAACAAAGGATATGGTAATAACTATTTTCCAAAAAGTTTAGATCAAGATAGAGCAGAAATAATTACTGATGTTCAAGCAGCTAATGAATCATTAATAAAATCTTTTGATAGTCAGCAGTTAAAAATACAACTAGATAATAAAATAACAAATACAAATGGATTAAATGTAATAAACAATGCTTCTAATACTCCAGATATATTAAAACAATTCGAAAACATAGACCAGCTAAAAGGAGCTATTTCTATGTTTGATATTACTGAAAATGCTGGATTGTATGAAGAAATATTAAATAATTATACATTACAAAGTATATTAAACGATAATCAAAATTATTTAATAGCAAAACCAGAAGATGGTAGATTAACTATTACAGTAGGTGGACAAGAAAAATCATTAAAACTTACAAACAATATATTTGATGATGTTTTAACTAACATAAATAATCAATTAAAAGTTGCTGGTATTGACGATAAATATACAAAAGAACAAATAACTGATGGGTTGTTAAATTCTTTATACTATAATCTTACAAGCACTAACTTTACTGGAGGAAAAAATATTGATTCATCATTTTTTAGTAGCACACTTTCAAATGGAGAGCTTAATCAAAACTTAGCTTACTTAACAATGGTAGCTTCAACATTTGGAATAGTACCAGAAAGATTAGGATCTGTAATAAACAACTGGGAAACTATGAACTTAGATACTCCAGAAGATATACAATATTTAGTAAATATGGCTACAGCTGTAAATCAAATTAAACAAACATCTACTGCTAAAGTAATTAATATAAAAGGTATAGATCCAAAAGCACAACTATACTTACAAGAGTTTTATAAAGATTATAGTCAAAGAGCAGATATAAATAATCAACTTGTAGCTAGAGGAGAACAACCTAGAATAGATTTAGATACATATACAAAAAACTGGTTTCAGCTTAGAGATAGTAAAGACACAGATTCAGTAGATAAAATTGTAAATGAGTTTGCAATTAAAACTACAGGTATCAATGGAGATAATGAAGAATATAATTTAATAATGGAAGAATTAATTATAGAAAATTTAAAAAGTGTAAATGATGGAATATGGAATAACATAACAGAATTTTTTGGATATGAAAGAGGAGTAGTAAGTGGCACACCTAGAATGGAATCTCATATAGGTATACCTGGATTAAGATGGTTATTAATGACACCAGATGAAGATGCACTTGCTTTTGAAGAAAATTTTGCAAGAGAAATATACACAGATTTATTACCAGATTATATACCTTGGTATTACAAATCTAAAAATATGAATGAGTTAGATATTAGACAAAGAAGTAAAGAACAAATAACACAAGATCTAAAAGAAATGATTGGTTTTGTTACAAACGATCTTCAAACATTAGGGTACATGGTAGTAGATGAGTAAAATATTAAAACAATATCCTATGTTTGAGTATCATACTAAACAACTTGGTATGGACCCAGATGATGTAAAAGCTGATGCTGTATTTACAATTATAGATTCTATTATGAGATTAAGTAATGAAGAAAGATCAGAACTTGGAATAACAGATAACTTTTTTGAAACAAATCAAATATACGATATGCTGCCAAAGTCTATGGGTGGTAATGGACAAATACAATTTGAGTATATTCCAAACACAGGAACAACAGATACACTAAATAAATATTATAATATAAAAATAGATTTTGATGGAGATGGATTTTTTTTACAACTTAATAATGTAGATGATCCAAGATTAAAATATACACCTTTACCTTTAGAAGAAAAGTTTAAACAAAAATATCCAATGACACCAAATGAATTAAAAGAAGAAAACTTACAAAACTATATGAAAGATGGAAAGGAAGAGAGAAATAAAATTTATGACAAGTTAGGTCTAAGTGGTTTTGCAGCTGATCTTGATGGAGCATATTATAATTTTTTAAAGTTTCAAAGATCACTACTAGATTTAGGACAAGACAATTCTGAAAAAATATTAAGAGAGTTCGGTATAGATATACAAATGAATAAGTTTCAAAGACTATCTCAAAATATTTTATTAGATGAAGCTGCATTAAGAGAAGTAAAAAGAACAAGAGGAGATCAATTTGTTACGTCAATATATGGAACTAAAGGAGATACTATGACAGAAAAAAATATATTATTTGATTACATATCTGAAAATGAGGGTGGTTATCATTCTACAGCATATGAAACTATGCGAGGTAATGGAGATTGGACAGTAGGTCATGGACTATCATTAAAAGATGAAACTGTAAAATCAGAATTAGTAAAAAGAGGATATGATGTAGATAGTCTTATAGCTGGAGAAAGTAAAATAACATACAAAGATTCAGTTATGATAGCTACTATTATGATGGATCAAAAATACAATATGGTAAAAGACAAAGCTGCAAAGTTTGGCATTGATATTACTGGAGATAAAAATTCTTATCTTGCTATGGCTATGATAGATCTAGCATACCAGGGATTACTAGGAGATAGATTTATGACAGCTATGGGCGATTATATAAGAACAGGAGATAGAAAGTTTATAGGAGAGTTTGAGCCATATATAGAGGGTGGTTTAAGTGGTAGTGATGCAAGATATGCAGCTACAAATCCAACAGTATTTGGAGAACTAGCTAATGATGGTACAATTTACAAAAACAAAAATATGGGTGGTGTTTTAACTAGAATGAATAAACACAAAACACTTATAGAAATGTGGTTAAATGGACAACATACTAATTTATTAAATTTAGACTTTACTACTAAACCAGCAGAAGATGTTTACGATAAGGAAGAATCAGAAAGAAAATACTAATGCCTTTTGTAAGTCCTATTGGTAAACAATCTTACTTTGATGTTAATCCACTAAAAGTTAGAAATAATTTTACAGCAGATCAAAATTTTTTTGGTACTGTAAATAATATTAGAAAAGGATTTATAGACGAAAATTTAGTTTTTTTAGGTGGTAGATATATTGCAAGTGCTATTATGGGTACTAATAGTACATATGAAATAGATCAATCATATGATGTTTTTACAGATCCACAGCTAATAGGATTAGAAGATTATATTGGTCAATTTGTACATTCCAGAAATCAAGAACATACAAAATATTTAAAAGAAGAATTTTTAAGTAATATGAAAACTAATATGGGATCTCCATCTTATATTGTTGGTAGAGTATTAGGTGGTCTTACAGATCCATCAAGTTTATTTATGTTTACTAAAGCTGGTAGATTTTTATTTACTGGTAGTAGATTATCAAGAGCTACTAAGTCTGGAGTTACAATAGCAGCAGAAGAACAAAGCAAAAGATTTTTTGATGATACAAGACCTATAAGTTATTCTATGATGATTACTGCTGGTGGTTTTATTATACCAGCTATACTTCCAGCGTTAAAACCTACTGCTGGTAAAAAATTTGATCAAACTGCTGATATGCTTGATGAAGCTGATGATAAAGCATTTCAACAAGGTACAGTAGGAGCTGCTATACCAGCTGGTACTAAAATAGAAAAAGTAGACATATTACCAGAAAATCAAATACAACCTACAGGAGCTGGTGTATTTGGAGAACAAGGTCCATATAATCCAATATTTAGAGTATTAAAAAATGGTATAGCATCTGCACAAGAATTTATAGAAAGAACTTTAGAGGGAGCTTTATACCAAAGAAAAAACTTTGTTGATGGTGTTACAAAGCCAAGTATTGAAAGAGCAATTAAAATGCGGTTTGCTCCTCTTATTGTAGAAACAAATACAGCAATACAAGAAATATATAATAAATATTTACAAAGACTTGGAGCTAGTAAACAAAACTTTGTAGACAGAACTTTTGATACAAAATTTATGCGAGGTAAAGAAGTAATGTCTCCAAGAGAATTTAGAGAAAAAGTTTTTGAAGCAAGAATGGGCAACAAAAATTTAGATCCAGAAGTTATAGAAGCTGCAAGAAAATTAGATAACTTCTATGGTCCAATAGGTAAAGAGTATGATGAGTTACAAATAGCAACTACATTTATAGAAAGATACATTAACAGATTAGATGATATTATAGGTAAAACTAAAAATAATAAAAAAGTAAATGATCTTACTAAACTAAAAGAAAAACTAGAAAAAAGATTAGACTATATAAAACAAAATGGATCATTGAAAAAAAATGATTACATTAACATTGTATATAGAAGAGATGTTATTGATTCAAGATTTGATGAATTTAAAGATTTATTATCAAGATTACTTAGAGAAAAAAATCCAGCAATAACACAATCAGAAATAGATGAAATAGTAGAGGGATTCAAAGGATATACACCTGTTATACAATATAATAATTTAGCAGACGAAATAAAATTAGCTACAGCTAAAGGAGAAACTGTAGATATTGATGAGTTTATAAATAAAATAAATAAAATATCTTCTAGGTTTCAAAGCAGAAATCTTAATATAGATTATATGAAACTAGCTAATGCTGGATTTATAGAAAAAGATATAAATATTTTACAAAGATTATATTACAATCAAACTATACCAGATATTGAAATAACAAAAATATTTGGAGATCCAATGGGATATGGAACAAAGTATGTACAAGGTGGATCTTATCAAAAAGGTATACAGCAAATATCAGATGAATATGATGAGCTAATAGAAAATGCAACATCAACAGTACAAAAAAATAAATTAATAAAACAAAAAGAAGAAATACTTGTAGATTTAGATGCAGCTATACATTTACTTAGAGGTACATATGGATTAGCTGATGATCCTAATAGATTTATATCAAGAGGTATTAGAATAGGTAAATTATACAATGCTCTAACTATGCTTACTGGTATAGCTCAAACTGTAGATGTAGCAAGATTAGTAATGGTAAATGGTATTACTAGAACTTTTAGAAATTCATATGAAGCATTAACAAGTGGATATGCAAAAGAAATATTTAATATGTCTAAAAGATCAGCACAGTTAGGTGGAGAAGCATTAGATATGTGGAACAGCTCAAGAGCTATGTCTATGTATGGTGTAGAAGATGCTTTTGGTGTTTTTAATAAATTTGAAAGAGGTTTTAGTTCTTTAGGTAATTTATATTTTACATTCTTAAATCTAAGTAACCCATGGAATACAGCAGCTAAAAGTATTGCATCATTATTTAATGGTACTAGACTTATAGAAGTAGCAGAACAAATAGCAAAAGGCGAAAAAGTTACAAAAGTAAATAGAGCTAGAATGTTAAATCTAGGTATAAATGACGATATGGCTAAACAAATATATCAACAATATCAAAAATATGGTGTTGGTAAAAATGGTAAAAAAACATTTAAGCAAAATGGAGATGATTACAAAACTATGAGAGTAGCTAATTCTGATGCTTGGGATAATAGAGCTGCAGCTGATGCTTATCATAATGCTATAGGTAAACAATCTAATATAGATATTGTTACACCATCAAAAGGAGATGTACCATTGTGGGCAAACACAGAATTAGGTGGAGTATTACTACAGTTTAAAAAGTTTGGTATAGCTTCTACACAAAGAATGTTATTAAGAGGTTTACAAGAAAGAGATGCAAACTTCTTCCAGGGCGTATTATTATTAATGGCAGCTGGAGCTATGGTAGATGCGTTTAGACAAAAAGCATTTAACAGAAAATATGAAAATAAACCACTTGGACAAAAAATAGTAGATGCTTTTGATAGATCTGGTCTCGGTGGTATATATTCAGATATAAACAACTCATTAGAAAGATTAGCTAATAATCAAATAGGACTTAGACCTTTGCTTGGAGCAAAAAAACCTTATGGTACTTACAAAGATCAAAGAAAAACTCTTGGACCTTATGGTATGCCAATAGCAGATATACTTGGTCCAAGTGCATCTCAGATAGAAAATATAGCTGATATAATGTTTACCTGGGGTACAGGTAAGTACAACCATCACACAGCAAGGAATGTGCGTAGACTTGTTCCATTTCAAAATGTATGGTTTCTGGATTCATTATTTGATAGTATGGAGAAAAACGTTTTAAGATGAGTATACAAATATCTGATACAAGTGCTAGAATACAGTATACAGCCACAGGTGGACAAACTGTATTTGCAGTACCATTTGAATTTTTTAGTGATTCTGACTTACAGGTAATAAAAACATCTAGTGGTGTAGATACTACACTTACTTTAGCTTCTAATCCTAGTAGTGCAGCTCAATATTCTGTTACTGGAGCTGGTGTTACTGGGGGTGGTAATGTAACTTTAGGTGGAGGAGCTACAGTAAATGATAAGTATACAATCCTAAGAAATCTGCCTACATCAAGAACAAGTGATTTTCCTAGTTCTGGTACATTTCCTATAGAAACTCTTAATACTGAATTAGACAAACTTGTTGCGTTAATACAACAGAATGAAGTAGATATTAAATTATCGCCTAAAGCTGCGTCTACAACATCAACAGCTTTTGGTCTTACATTTCCAGAGCTTTCGGCTAATAAAATACTTAGCGTAAATTCTTCTGGTAATGCTTTACAATTTACACAAGAAATAGGTACAAATCGTGGTAACTGGGCAACTACTACTGCTTATAATGAAAGAGATATAGTCAAAGATACATCAACAAATAATGTTTTTATTGTTAATGCTGCTCATACTTCTAGTGGATCACAACCTCTTACAACTAATGCAAACTCAGCAAAATATGATTTATTAGTAGATGCTGCTAGTTCAACTACAAGTGCAACAAATGCAGCCTCAAGTGCTACAGCTGCAGCAAGTTCTGCAACTGCTGCTGCTAGTTCTGCATCAACTGCATCTACTCAAGCAACAAATGCTGCAAGTTCAGCTACTTCGGCAGCCAATAGTTTTGATTCTTTTGATGACAGATATTTAGGAGCAAAATCTTCTGAGCCATCTACAGATAATGATGGAGATGCTCTTGTTACAGGAGCATTATTTTTTGACACAACTGCAAATGCTACAAAAGTATATACAGGATCAGCATGGCAAACAGTTACAGTTTCTGCAAGTAACCAGGCAAACATCAATACTGTTGCTGGAATTGCAAGTAATGTAACAACTGTTGCTGGTATAGCTTCTAATGTAACTTCGGTTGCTGGTGTTAGTTCTGATGTAACTACTGTAGCTGGAATAGCTAGTAATGTTACTGCTGTTGCTGGAGATGCAACTGATATTGGTAATGTTGCTGGATCTATAAGTAATGTTAATACAGTAGCTAGTAATATATCTAATGTAAATACTGTAGCTGGAGCTAATTCTAATATTAGTACAGTAGCTGGAGCTAACTCAAACATATCAACTGTTGCTTCTAATATTTCTGGAGTAAATAGTTTTGCAGATAGATATAGAGTAGCTTCTAGTGATCCTAGTTCTAGTCTTGATGCTGGAGATCTAGCATTTAACACAAGCTCAAATGTTCTAAAATATTATGATGGATCTGCCTGGCAGACTATAACAGCTGATACTGATGTAAAAACAAAAGTATCTGCTAATGATACAACAGCTGGTTTCCTAAATGGTAAACTTGTTGCTGGATCAAATGTAACTCTCACTGAGGGCAGTGATGGTGGTAATGAAACATTGACGATAGCCGCAACTGATAATAGTATACCATTTGCGATAGCGTTAGGTTAGGAGAGATATTATGGCAAATAATTTTGGTCAAGCAGATGCAAGTTTATCAAATAACTCTTTAACTACTGTTGTAAGTACAACATCAAATAAACAAATTGTCATAGGTTTGTTGATATCTAATACTGGTACTGCATCTATAAATGTAGACGCTGTATTAAATGATGGATCAAACGATAGATATATTGTTAAAGGAGCGCCATTACCAGTTGGTAGTTCTATTGAATGTGTACAAGGAAAAATAGTAATTCCTAGTGGTGGCAGTATTAAAGCAAAAAGTGATAACTCAAGCGGAAATGCTGATGTAATTGTTTCACTATTAACAGATGTAGCATAATATGGCATATTTAGGTACACCTCCTCAAAGTGGATTTATAACCACAGCTAAACAAAGAGTAACTTCTTCTACTAATAACTATGTAGATTTAGACCACGCTATTAGTTCTATTGCTGATGTAATCGTATTCGTAAACTTTGTAAAACAAGATACTACAAATCTTACTCTTACAACTTCTACTAGAATTACACTAGGAGCTACGTTAGTTTCGAGTGATATTGTTGAAATTCACTATCTAGGAAAAGCAGTTAATACTCAAACTCCAGCTACAGGAACAGTTACTAATGATATGTTAGCTGGTAGTATTACTGATGCAAAAATTTCTGATTTAGCATCTTCTAAATTAACTGGAACTATTCCTACTGCTAGACTAGGAAGTGGCACAGCATCTTCTTCTACTTTCTTACGAGGAGATAGCACTTTTGCTTCTGCTGGTAAAACTGTTGGTCTTGGTTTTTATACTGATTACACATCAAACAATTTTTCAAGTACATCTTATTCTCAACACCCAGGTTTTATTTTTAATTATAATATTCAAGAAAGTGGGTCTTTAATATTTTTTAGATTAACAGCAAGCGTTAGAAATGATTCTTCAGGTGGTAATAGATTTATGACTTTAAAAGTTAATTATCTACAAAATGGTGGCTCAGATACTACTCTTTTTGAAAGAGCTTTAAATTCTAGTGAGGGTGAAAATGGAACAACAATTCTTAGTGGAACTTTTACATCTTCATCTACTGGAGAATGTCAATTTAGATTATATGTTAAATCAAGTTCTGGTGGAGCAACTGTTCGTATTCCTAGTGATTATGGAGTTCAAGGTACATTTTTAGAAGGTCAAGTTTTAGAGATAGGTCAATAGCATGGAACAAAAAGCAGACGATATTATTACAATTATTTTAAAGTTACTTCCTAATGCTGAAGTAATGGTTAGAGGTAATCCAAAGACTAAAGAAGATTATGAAACTAATGTAAAATTTATTACTGGCTCAGATGAAAATGGTCATGCAATCTTTGGAGATTTACCAGAAGAAATTACATTTGATAAAATTAAAATTGAATTGGAGAAACTATAAATGCCTTTTACTAAATTATTACCTAGTTCTATTGACCTAGCACAAAACTTTACCTTTACTGGTACTGTAGCTGGAGCTGGTGGTGGTAAAGTTTTACAAATACAAAGAAAAGTTTTACCGACCACAGTTTATGTAACTGGTACTACACCGACAGATATAATGAATCAAACGATTACTCCATCAGCTACATCAAGTTATATATATGCTTTATTTATTCCAAATTACATTATGTCTTGTAACGATAATACAAGTAACCCTTATGGTAATGTTAGAATTAAACAGGATAGTACAACTACAAATACAAAAGCTGATTCATATTTAAGAGATATTAATAGTGCTGGAGCAACAAATGTTACTAGACAATTTACAGGTGGAATGTCAGCTTATTGGACTCCAAATACAACATCACAAATTACAGTTTATGTTACAGTAGAAATGGGAAATGCAACAGGAAGAATAGGTCATTTTGGAAGTGGTGATCACACTAACGCAACAGCTTTAACATTATTTGAGATAGGTACATAATGACTAATATAGAAAAACTTTTTAAAGCATTAAATAATTTACAACCTGGTTATGGTTGTAAAGTTGTTACACATGAGTCAGACAGCGATTTAGTAGATGAAGAATTATTTAATAATATTACTTGGACAACAGAAAACAATCTCACTTGGACACAAGTAAAAGAAGAAATGGATAAATTATGAGTTATTTAGGGCGTGGTTTAGAACAAGTAGATAATATATCTAAACTAGATAATATTACATTTAATGGTGGTACTACTTATGCCTTAACAAAAGATAGTGCAGCATTTACTCCTATAAGCAGTAATGCCATACTAATTTCTATTGATGGTGTAGTACAACAAGGTAACTTTTCGGTATCTGGTACTAACATAGTATTTAATTTTTCTCCTACCAGTAGCAATACTTGTAACTGGATTTTACATATGGGTACTGGAGTAGCATTTACTCCAGCAGATAGTTCTATAACAAAAGATAAAGCAAACTTTATATCTACTTCTAGCTCAGCTGGATTACAGATAAAAGGAGATGGTACAACTGATGGTACTCTACAGTTAAACTGTTCACAGAATAGTCATGGAGTTAAAATTAAATCTCCAGCTCATAGTGCTAGTCAAAGCTATACATTAACTTTACCTACTACTGCTCCAGCAACAAATAAAATATTACAGACAGATAGTTCTGGTAATTTAAGTTTTATTGATACTCCTAGTGGTAATTTAGTAAAAATACATTCTGGTAGTGTAAGTTCTGGCGATGCATATGTAGCATTAACAAATAAATTTAGCTCAACTTATAAAATATATAAAATATTTTTATACGATTGGAATACAAGTCAAGATTCTGAAGTAAGATTAAGATGGCTAACTGGAGGAAGTGGTTATGTTGAATCTGGTAGTAATTCATATCAATATGCTGGCGTTGGTTTTAATACAGATGGTCAAGGCTCATCTTGGTCTGGCTTAAATGATTATGGTAAAATAACAGGAGAAACTGTTAGACATGATGCTGATGAACATTTTGCATGGGAGGGTACTTTATACAATCCAGCTGGTACAACTCTAAAGAAAAGATTAGTTTTTGCTGGTGGTGGTAGAAGAACTGGTAATTATGG